CGCCTGCCATGTTATCTTCCTCCTTTCAATGCCCTCTCCAGAGCATCAATTGCCCCGGAGATCGTGTATTCCGGTTCTGTCAGGATCACCCTAGCAAAATCCGGCTGATATGCTGCAAGATGGCGGCTCTTTAAAAGCTTCTCCGTGGAGTACTTTTTCTCTTCCGCCTTTGCCGTTTTCTTAACTGTCCTCTTTGATTCCGACATTGTTTTCCTCCATGTCCTGCATGAGATTTACGGTTTCTTCCACCAGGATCCGCTCCCGGATATGGAACTGGTAATGCAGTTCTTCATCCTCGATATTCCACCGACGTTCCCAGACCGCGATCAACGCACTGTCCCCGCTGCCGTCTGAATATCGGAACATCTCCAGATTCCGGTCCAGAAAGTCCGCAATCTCATGGATCTTCTGGTTTCCATTCGCGAGGTTTCTCTGCTGCACAAAGACGATATCCACGCCCAGATCCCGGAGATACCGGTTTCCGATCTGGTCCTCGATCGTGGACAGCATGTAGAAAATAAAGAAACAGGGAAAACTCGTTCCCTGCTGATTTGGGCTGTCATATACCGGGTACTCCGGATAGCCTTCAGAAAGAAGCTCCGCCAGACTGTTGATCACATGATGCAATGAAAAAATCACTTGAGTGCCTCCCTTACTCTCCGATCCAGTTCCTTCCGGATCGTATCCCGGTATTTTCCGATTCCCGCTTCCTTCATGTATTTTCCCTGCACATAAGTTGTCTTTGTACCGACCATGAGACCGCCGGAACCATCCGGACTCATCTCCAGAAGGTTTCCGTTGATGATCAGTCCTGGAACGAAGTGCTTGTCTACTCGGTGGCCATCATTCACATAGGATGCGTACTGCATGTTGTTATTGAGTTCGGTCCGGACACTGCCGCCCGTCACGACCGGCGTTGTCACGCTGTCCGTCGCCCAGTGCTGCGCCATCTGACCGCTTCGCATGTTGGTTCCGGCCAGTGTTCCATCATTCGGCGGCGTCTTCTCCGCGGCCACACGGACCGCCTCGATCGTGGCGCCTTCCGCGATTTCTGCCATGATCTTCGGGACATTCTCCCCGGCTCTCCTCAGTTCATCCAGACGTTTTCTCATCTGGCTTCCGAAGCTTGACATCTGCTCACCTCCCGGATCCGATCAGGTTCTCTCTCAAGAGTGTCACCTCTTTATGTTCCAGACCTGTGAGCGCACCGCCGATCGGATCATAAAAGTCCTGCGGCGGTCCGGCGAGATACCGTTCCGGCTTGTTTGCATGTCCGGTATTTCCCCCGCGGAGCACATACAACTCGTCTCCGGCCTGGATGTCCACAGAAAGATCGCAGGAGAGCTTATCCTCTCCTCTGATCCTGGCGGCATTGTCGGTGATGCTCGGACTTCCGGTTCCTGTGTGGTATACGCGGCACGGGATCTTCTCCGCAACCTTTTTCCGTTCCTGCCTGGAAATACTTCCATCCTTCACAGCAACTACTCGGAAAACGTCCATAAGATCCGTGTACCAGCCTTCAAAAATTGGATTATCAAATAACATACATGCCTCCCATCCCCACCAAGCGGGCGAGTGTTGCAAGCTGCTGGCCGTACTGTGTGGCATTCCAGCTGCCCCACTTCTCCGTTCCGATCGTCACCGCGGAATTGTCATAACTGACAGATGTGTCTCCCATAGTGGCGCTCTTAATGACTCCTGCGGGCTGTGCCTTTGCAGCTGCCTGTGCCGCCCCGGAAGACTCCGGAGCGTATGTCTTTAAGTACATCGCCGCAAAATGCGCCAGGTAAAGCCCTGCGGCATAGCGCCACATGCTTCCCCAGCGCGATGGAAGGACACTGTCATTGACCTGTTCCAGAAACATCTGAAGGATCCCCTGCGGAAGAAGATCCTGAATTTCGGGATCCCCATCATTCTCTAGAGTGACTTTCTTCGTAAACTGCGGGAAGTCTTCCCGGAACATCTCTTCCGTGTAAGCTCCCCGCTCTCCCGGCTGTGTAAGGTTCGCCGCCTGCTCTTTTGCCGCCTGAAACTTTGCTGTCATCGGGTTTGTGCTTCCATACGGCCACATAGGCATCACTCTTTCTTTGTACTCTTCGCTTTTACAGACTTCTTAGCCTCTTCCTCCGCCGCCGGTTTCTCAGTGTCAGGACGGATGTCATATTCTACCGAACGCTCCGCGGCCGCATCATCCGCCTTATAAAGTTCTCTATCCCTAATTCCACCCGGAACTGCAATATTACCGCTGACGATCGCTCTCTGGACGAGCTCACTCTCTGCGACATCCTCCGGGATCTCTCCGATATAATCCTTTTCGATCCGGTAAAACGAGCCATCGGCCCGTCTCACCAGATAATTTCTTTTCGCTATAATAAACATGTGTTCCCTCCTTAAATTCCGTCTACATAGAGCATGGTCTGGTCGTAGAACATCTCTACCTCGGACAGGTTTCCGGCATAGGCAGTGTCAAAGCAGAAGTCATTAGTGTTGGAGCTTGTCATGGCTCTCGTCAGCGGTACCAGCTCATCCATCGCAAGGAAACGTTCCTCATTGCGATAGACCACCATACGATCCACCCCTGCATCTCCGGCTCCCTTGCACCACTTTGTTGCTGCGATCACAAGATCGGATCCGTTCTGCTTGGCAACGTTGTTCTCGAGCAGGAAGGTTAAGATCGTCTTTTCTGCCAGATCTGTCACCTTTGTGGTTGCGAGGTAATTGAACTGCTCATACGGCATGATGATATGGTTCGGAATCGCTGCATTATCGTTCTCGGAGGCATTCCATGCTAAGAGGATCGCCTCGTTGATGTCCTTCAAAATCTGATCTGGTGTCTTGTCCTTGAACTTTGTACTGGATGTCGTTGCACCATTGGTTGCCGCGTTTGTTACAGTAACATCCGAATTGTTTAACAAGCCTGTGGTGCCAAATCTGGAAAATCCCACGTAGGTATTCTCATCCATGTGCTTGTCGTAAGTCAGACGCAGACCGTCACGAAGGAGACTGTCCATGTTGCGTCCAGTCATATTACCACGCTGCAGATCGACCCACATCACACGGGTACCTGCGGCAACCACGTGGGTTTTATACTGTCCTTTCGAGAAGTCTGCCTGTACCATCGGGATCCCGTTCGCGCCGCCGGAATGCATCAGGTTATCCCCGGAACCTCCAGTGATGCCATAACCCACCTGCATCGCGGAAACAAACTCTGCCCAGCCGCCGCCAACACGGATCGGGATATCTCTTGCGTATGTGAAGCTTGTGAGCGGTGTCCGAACGAGCGTATCACGCTTCTCAAGCTCAGCCGTGAGGAACGCCTGTCCGGAGGCAATTCCGGCAGCGTCCATTGTAAATGCACCTGCGTTTGCGGCTCCGGCAGACCCGCTTACTGCTTTATCTAAGTTGTATGTACCTACATTCTTAAATGCCATGTCTCGTTCCCTCCTATGCGTTTAAGATGGTCAGGATCCGCATCTCTGCCACGCCATTGGCATCTGCGCTTCCCTTCCACTGTGCGTTTGTCAGTTCCACGTTCTTTCCGGTATCTGCTGCCGCTTCGAAGCCTCCGATAACTGCCTTCGGGTAAGACTCATTTTCCACGGTGCGGATGTAGACCTTTCCGCCGGGTGCCGGTGTGCCATTCTGGCAGATCACGTTCACACAGCCGCGCTTCATGACCGGCACGGCTTCGTTTTTGTGATATCCGCCCTCGTTCTGGTTCATATAATCCGTTGCGGATTTTACCTCACGAAGTGCGACACCGACGAACTTCGCCGCTGTGGATGCTGCTTCCCACGGTTTTACTGCTCCCGCGGTTCCAAGTACTACCGGCGCACCGAATGCAATCTCACCTTCGCTCGGATGGGTGTCTACCACCATATCTGCCTGTCTTGCATAGCTTCCGGCATAGCCGTGCGGCATGCTCTTTCCAATTACCTGTCCTCTCATCAGTTATTCTCCTTTCTCTTGTGCGGGTTTCTTGCGTCATAAGCGGCCTGACACTGATCTACGTTCATGACCGGTGCTTTGTCTACTGCTTTCTTTGCATTTGCTCTGGATGCATTTAAGATCGCATGGATGTCGCTCTTTGCATCGTTTGTGGTGACGAGCTTGATCAGTGCATCAGAAACTGCCTGCCTCTGTGCCGGATCCTGAATTGCAGCTACGGTCGGACGCATCGCCTTTAAGATTCCGAGAGCTACTGCTTTGTCCATACCTTCTGATGTCTTTTCATCCATTTCCTCTGCCGGGACGACCTTTGCCTCATTCTCTTTCTTTTCTTCTTTCTCCGGATTCGCGTCCTTGGTTCCCTCTAATGCCTCGATTGCCTCGTCCATCGGATCTTTCTTTTCTTCCTCCGATTCTTTATCGAGAACCTCTAAGAGTCTGTCGATCTTCTTATCCAGGGCATCAAGAAACGCGGCGTCCTTAGTCGGAGTCTTTCCTGTCTCTCCCGGCTTCTCCTCTGACGTCTTTTCCCCATTCGGGGTTGCTCCCTCCTTGCCTTTTGTCTCCTCCGCATCTAACGCGGCCGCAGCATCCATGGCCATCTGCTGGATCTCTTCCGGACTCTTATCTTTGACGGCCTGTCCAAAGAGGTTGAATAATAATCCCTTTCTGCTCATTGCTTTCCTTTCCGGCTTTTCTGCCTTTTTGTTTTTATATGAATCTAAAATAGCGGCCCGCTTCCCGGCCCTTCCCCGATCCACTACCGCTACATGATTCCCTCTGATATATTTCTGGCTGTATGTGCCATCCTCGTTCTTCACATAATCGCATTCATATCCGCAGCTGATCTCCCGCTTTCCGTTTTGGATCGCATTGATGAGATCTCTGTCGTGGATATGAAGATCCGCGATCATGAAGTCCTTCCATTCTCCACTTCCCCGGCGGATGTTCTGTGCATGTCCCATTTCGTAGTTCTTTACGTCATCTGGGCCGATCAGTCCAGGCGGATGATCGTTTGTCACCGGCTTTCCCTCAAAAGACGCAAGAGCTGCCTCGGAGAACACCTCATCCGGCGAACGGATGACGGCGATGATCCGGCCGGAATCTCCTCCGGAGAGTCCCAGCTCGCTTCCGAGGTAATCCTGCGTTCCAGTGCGGGCGATAGGCACATTCTTACAAATCAAAAAGCCCTCGCCAGTCTCGATCTGGTTTGGGCTTATCGTGTATCCGTAATACGCAAGCATCTATTTCCACCTTTCTGTTTTTTCGCACCTTGCGCAGCGTTTCACATAACCGCCGTAGGGGCCGGAATCCCGGCTCCAGTGCTTGCAGTAGTGATGGCTGCATCGGTGCTGTCTGATCCGTCTGAAGATTCCCATTGTGATCACCTCCCTGTCTGTTGCGACGTCGCAATTAAAAGAGCGCCCCTCTGTTGAAGGACGCCTCTTTTTTTACGCTACAATGCTCTTTATAAATAACTTATCATATATCATATCAAATATCGCAGTCATAAATCGCATGCTAAGGTTCTGCTCACCAACTTCACACATCACATCTTTGCGAAATTCGTTAAACTCATCTTCACTCATTTTGCTACACTCTTTCTGCAACTCTAATACAGATGGAGCAATCTGTTTACAAAATTCACCATAAGACATTATGCCACCTCCCCGTAAACAACCTTGCATTTATTGCTGTTGCCATTGGAGAGCATAAGCTCAATCACAGTAGGATAATTATTCTCATTCAGCCACTCTCTGATTTTCTCCAGAACACTGACTTTGTACTGAACCGTAACACCATCATGTCCATTCCGACTGTAAGCTGTCCGGACGATTTCATCTGCAAAGATATCTAACTTCTGGATAATAGCACTCACCGCTTTATCATGCGGGCGGCCAGATTCAGATAAGATTCCAAACTCTTTTGCAATGGATGTGCAATCCCACAGCTTCGGAACATCAGAGATCACTGGAGCATTGACCGGGTAGCCAGAATCAGAATAAATCCGCACCACCTCGGCAGCTATGTACTTTGAATCCACACCAGCGTCATGCAGGGCTTCTTTGATGTTTTTTACCATCATGTTTACGGAAGGCAGTTTCTCCTTCTTCGGCTTGTCCTGTTTTGGCATCTCGTAAGAGCCAGTCTTACGGAGAGTCGGAAGAACCTCGTCTGCGATCCAGTCTGTAAAAGCTTCTGCATTTGGCTTGTGGCTCTTGAATACCAGCTTATACACGCCGCTTTCGGTGAGGAAATTTTCGCCGGTGTTATGTAATTTTCTAAAGTCGGTTTTACCGACTTTAGAATTTGTCAGCTTAACAACCTGCTTTTCATTCATCCTTGAAATATTATCATTCACATTCTTAATGCCAAGAATTTCAGCTACATGCTTCGGATTAAATAACACCTGTCCCTCAAATTCAAATACTTCTACATCGTGTCCTTCAAAAATCATTAAATTCTGCATTGCAAATTCCTCCTTGCAATTTCTGGCGGAATCACTTACAATACAAAGTGATTCCTGGGTTTTCAGGTTTCAGGTTTTTGAGCAATCACGTCACTCGCCAAAGTTACCGTGATTGCTCTTTTTTGTTGTCCAAATCTTTTTTGATTAAGTCTACAATATACTGCATGAGCGATTTATCGTGCAATACCGCTTTAATTTTCGCCGATTTATGCAAGTCATCATCAAGTCTCAATGTTATTTGTTTCACCCGTCTCACCTCCATTTCTGCTTTATGTTAACATACCTATAGTATGATGTCAATACTATTAGTGAATTATTTCTTTCAATATTGAAAATGCTTTACCTGCATGTTATAATGTATATACATCACAAAAGGAGGGCGTATAATGGATTCGGAAAATGCAACCTTATTATGCTCACGTTTAAAAGAATTGCGTTCATCTCTTAACTTAACTCAAAAAGAATTTGCTGAACGAATAGGTGCCTCGACTGTAAGCATCTCTTCCTACGAAATCGGAGCTAAAACACCATCCTTGGAAATGCTTCTTACGATTGCCAAGACTTTTAATGTTTCTCTTGATTGGCTTTGCGGTCTATCTGATATGCAAAATAGGCCCGGAGAAATAATAACCTATGCAGATTTAATCAAAAGCATCCTCTCTATTTTGAAAAGTGAAAACTTAGATGCTGATATCATGTTCTCGGAAAGTCCTGATGATTATGATTTTCCGCCTTCACTAACCAGCTACTCATTCCCTTATATTTATATAAACGATGAGAAGATTTCTACTTTCTTTTCTGAGTGGCAAGAAATGACGCGTTTGCTAAAAAACAATATTATAAAAGAAGACTTGTTTAACCTCTGGTTAAACGACAAACTCAGCTCCTTGTCAATGCCTATTTCAAAGCACAACTGTATTGCTGAAAAAGGATTACCTCTTGCCTAAAAATAGGTACAAAAATACCGCCGGCCTGCTGACCGGTGGTATTATCCCTGACTATAAGGGCACTTGGAACATATTTCCCGTGCCTTTTCGATATCCTCAATTTCTTCCAATTCTTTTGTAGATGATACCTTAAAAAAATGATTCAGGCACATCATGGAGTCATAACACAAATCTGCGCATATTACTTTTTTGTATGCGGGGCAATAATGGTCCGCCTCATAATCCAAATCATAAGCCATTTTCAGTACCATCACTCAAATCCCCATTAATTTGTCTGGTAATAAATATCGTCACGGATACTTTCGAGCATATACGTTTTCTCTGAAGGCTCCTGACCTTCATCCATCCAATAAATTGACTCATCTTCCATAAAGTCCATGAAATCAATTTTGGTATCCACATCAACAACAAAACATCCATTGTTCTCGACATTCAGGACACGCTGTACAAGCGGATTCTCCGGATACATTTCCTTTAAAAAATCAATCTGTTTTCTTGTCAGTTTAAACTCTCTTTCCATTTCTTTCATATAATCGCCTCGCTATATCGCTATCAGTCGGATTGCACTGAATCAGTTTTCCAGTATCCGGATTGACAGAAACCGTCGCATTTGCACCAACATATTTCTGGCTTCTGTCTCCTTTGGTATCTGTCACGATTTTTCTGACATCAAGAGGGGTCTTCAACGCATCCTGAATATCTTCCACGGTTACTCCAGATCTGGATCTTCCAGTTTTCGGGTCTTTCATAGTTCCGATCACACGTTCTAAAAAGTGCTTTCTCTGACCAGTTATTTTCGTTCCCCGTGCTGTTTCAATCCCAATCATTTTTGCGTCAATTTCATCATGGAGATGAATATAGTTTTTTACACCAGATAACGGAGAAATCATTCCCTTCTTTACAGATTTCTTATAATCCTCGTACAGATGCCATCTCTCAGGATCATTATACTTCAAATTCCTGAACTTCGCAAAGTCTTTCGGTATATCATTCCCCAAAATGGCTCGATACTCTTTATGCTGCTTCATATCCCGGAGGAGCTGCTGCCGGTTCTTCTCTTTTTCCCGATACGCCGCGATCTGCTTCTTTGTCCGGGGATCCCGATTCAGAGGATTCTTTTCTATACTTGAAAAGTCCTTGTCCTTCTGGATCCGCTCCGCGCTCTTGCCGATCGTGGTGTACTTGACCAGACTGTGCAGGCAGTTCGGATGGATGTTCAGGTAGGTGTTTGATAAATCATTGCTCCCATACGGATCGATTTTCCCGAACGCTACCGTTAACGGCGGATAATCTGGATTGGTGCCGCTCTTTGAGTACACCCGCCCTTCTAACGGCGCGCAGACCGGGCAGGTCGTTCCGACCTTCGTGATCTGCCAGAGATCATACTCGTCGGATGTCAGGAGTGCTGCCACTTCCGCCTGCCGGGCCGTCGTCCGGACGGCCATGTTTCCGTAAGCCTGCATGCTCCATTTCCGTCCAGCTTTGTCCGTAAAACCTGTAATTCCGTTTGTCTCCAACTCCTTTACAAGGTCCTGGCTGCTCTTGATCCACGGCTTCCCTGCCGCCTCCTGCCGGAGGATCTGTTCCAACGCCAGTTTCCGGTACGGATCGTTCTCCAACCTTGCGATCGTAAACACATTCTCAACGCTCCTCTTCGCCGTTCCCGCCATCTCCATGAGTTCCCCTTGAAGATTGTTCGCCAACTGCTCCATAATAGCAATCTGGGTCACGGAGCGCATTCCCGTAATCGTCCTCGCGTTGGTATACCCGGCGGCATCTTTATCCGAGTGATAAAAGATCTTTTCGATCATCACTGGCACATAGCTCCAGGAGGTGTCCACCATGTTCTGAAGGATCTTCTGGACCCGCTCCAGCGCCGCCACCTCGGCATATTCTACATGCCCTGCGGCACGTTTCCGAGTGATCTCTCTGATCAGTTCCTGCTCTGTCCGGAGGAAAAGATTTCGAAGCAGCGCCGTAACATCAGCCTTCTTTGGCGGCCGGATCTTCGTTGCCATCGCCTACATCATCCTCCCCTGTGCTCTCTGGGAAGGAAAAGCCCGCCATAGGATCCTGCATGCTGCGGGACTCCGAGTAGAACTTTCCTTTCCCGGCTTCGATTGCTTCATCCGTGATCTTGCTGTAAAGCCCCGTCTCATCAGACAGACTCTTTAATTCCTGCATGGCGGTCGCCGCATCGATCAGATCATTCTGATATGCCGCAAGGATCGCATTGCTCTTACGCTCTGTGATCTCCGCCACGTCCTTTGCATCCGGCGTCTGCATCGGCGGAAAGTCAATGTCCATATCGTCCGGGATCCTGCCCCACGCCGATAGCGCCATGATTGGAAGCAGCCGTTCAATGATTCCCCGGAGCTCCGTCTCCCGCAGTCCATCGATGTAATCATAATAGTTTTTCAGGTCGGATTCTCCGGTGGAGTTCATGCCAGCAGGCGAACGTCCAAATAACTTCGTCACCGGCGTCCTTGCGGCTCCGGCCACGTCCATCATGACACGGTCATAGACATCCGGAAGTCCGGTAAAGGTGTACTGGGTATTGTGGATCGCATCCCCCTTGTTGATCATCCGGGTTCCGAAGTTGCTCTCCATCACGGACTGGGCTGCCAGTGTATTCCAGAAGCGTCGCTGGATCTCAGCATTCGCGGATCCAAGTAGCTGATCCAGCCCGTCCGTCTCCTGGTAGTTGATATTCGCCCGGAATGTGAGTGCCGCAATGTTCCCAGCCACGTTATCCCGGCGGGTCAGCTCCTCATAGATCGCTTCGACCTCTGATTCCCCCCAGTACTGTTCTGTCACCAGTTCCATCCATGGAAGCTCCCTGCCGATGAACCGGATTATCCGGCTGTGATGAACTCTCGCCACCATGGTTCCTGTCTCATCATTCCGGACCGTGTAGAACATCGGAAGCCCGAAGTCTGAATCTTCCGGATCCGTGACAAGCTCTCCTTCCGGATACACTCCGTTCCAACGATCCAGAATATGAAGTCCAAGAAAGCTTCCCGGCATGATCGTGTCCAGGTTCAGAGGCTGGCTCATGTCATTGTGTCCCTTGATCAGGATCACGCCCACCGCGCCGCCGTAGAGCCGTCCCCAGCACATTCCAAGGAGCAGCTTCTTCCGGATCTGTGTCCGGCGCTCTAACTGTGTCATCTGCTTCAGGTATTCCGGTGCCACACTGGTCCTCAAGTCGTACCATTTTCTCATCATGTCGTTCGGGATCGTTGAGATAATATTCTGAATAATCCAGTTCTCCCGATACAGGCTTGTCAGAAGCTGATAGTTCTGTGTCATCCGGGTCATCGGGTACTCTGTTGCCTGGAGAAGATCCAGCGTTCCGAATCCGATCCTTGCCGCAGGATTAG